TGGATGTAGTTAGAACCCTAAAAGATGAAGTGCTGGAGCTTACCAGAGAATATTTAGCAATGAATGGTCCTAGAGCGGCCAGAGCAATGGTTAGTGTTTTAGAACGGCCTTCTGAATTAGGTAATCAGCATAGATTAAATGCAGCAAAAGAACTCTTGGATAGAGTAGGGATTCATAAGACCGATAAGGTTGAAGTTACTACACCTAATGGAATTATGATTTTGCCTCCAAAGGATAAACATGCCATATAAAGTAGGCGATTATGCGAGATTTCATAAAAGCCCTCGTATGAAACAAGAACGAGCATTACGAAATAAAAATAGACGAGCTGCATTACGTACAGGCGTAGTACTAAAAGGAGATAAACGTCAGATTGATCATAGAGATGGAAATCCAAGGAATAATACGCCAAATAACTTACGGGTTGTAGCAGCAAGACGCAATCGAAAAAAGCAATAATGTATGAACTTGGTTACTTTAAGATGCCTGATCCAGTTGGGCTTAAAGACGATAATGAATGGTTAGAGATACCTAGAATTAGTCGCACAATTCCTTTTGGGTATCGTATTCATAAAACAGACGATAAACTTCTAGTACCTAATATTGAAGAACTAGAAGCTTTAGAATTAGCAAAAGAATATTTAACAGAATATTCATATAGAGAAGTAGCAAGGTGGTTAAGTGACAGAACAGGACAAGAAATTTCCCACGTTGGCCTCAGAAAGCGAATCCAAACCGAAAAGAAACGGAAGGGTAAGGCAGCAACATATAAAACATGGCTTAAAAAGTATGAAAGTGCCCTCCATAAACTTGAAGAAATTGAGAGCAAACGTACAGGCGCGACAAAAGCAAAAAACAAAGGAAGAAAAAGCCAAGCCCAAACCTGAAGTAAAGATTAAAGAATCTGAAGAATTGGCTCTTGAAGAGAAACATAATATTCTTTTTAGGCCAAATAAGGGACCACAAACAGAGTTTTTAGCTGCAAGTGAACGGGAAGTATTGTATGGAGGAGCAGCTGGTGGTGGCAAGAGTTATGCTATGTTGGCTGATCCGCTACGATATTTAAGTAACTCACAATTTTCGGGTTTATTACTTCGTAGGACCACAGAAGAATTAAGAGAATTAGTTTGGAAATCTCAAGAACTATATCCAAAAATTATTCCCGGTATCAAGTGGTCGGAACGAAAGATGCAATGGACCTCTCCTTCGGGTGGACGGTTGTGGCTATCGTATCTTGATAGAGATGATGACGTACTCCGTTACCAAGGATTATCTTTCTGCTGGATAGGCTTTGACGAACTCACGCAATGGCCCACACCTTTTGCGTGGGATTATCTTCGTTCTCGTCTGAGGTCTATTGCACCTGAGTTACCAGTCTATATGAGAGCTACGACAAATCCCGGTGGTGCAGGGCATGTATGGGTAAAGAAATATTTTGTAGACCCTGCTCCTCCCGGTACATCCTTTTGGGCTACAGATAGGGACGGCAATAAATTAATATTTCCTACAGGTCACACGAAAGAAGGACAACCTCTATTTCAACGAAAATTTATTCCCGCAAAATTATTTGATAATCCATATCTAGCTAAAACAGGTGACTATGAGACAATGCTCTTATCGTTACCGGAGAATCAACGCAAAAGATTACTAGAAGGAAATTGGGATGTTGCAGAGGGCGCAGCATTTCCTGAGTTTAATAGAGATATTCATGTTGTTAAACCATTTGATATACCGAAGAATTGGCCTAAGTTCCGGTCATGTGATTATGGATATGGTTCTTATAGTGCTGTGCTTTGGTTTGCGGTGGCCCCTGATGGGCAATTAGTTATTTATCGGGAACTCTATGTTTCAAGAGTTTTAGCAAAAGATTTAGCAAATAAAGTTTTATATTTGGAAGAAGAAGATGGAACTATTCTATATGGCGTCTTAGATAGTTCTTGTTGGCATAGAAGAGGAGATACTGGGCCAAGCCTAGCTGAACAGATGATTACACAAGGCTGTCGGTGGCGACCTAGTGATCGAAGTGCAGGAAGTAGAATTTCAGGAAAGAATGAGTTACATAGACGGTTTCAGGTACCGGAAGTAGTTGGAGATGAAATAGCGCAACCGGGTTTAGTTATCTTTCATAGTTGTATTAATATTGTTTCCCAGTTACCAACAATTCCTCTTGATCCTAAAAATCCTGAAGATGTTAATACAAAATCTGAGGACCATTTATATGACGCTTTGCGATATGGCATAATGAGCAGACCACGACGAGGATTATTTGATTTTCCTATGGATCAAGCAGCGGATAGATATAATCCTGCTGACGCAACTTTTGGGTATTAATATATGGTAGATAATACATTTGAAGAAGTACAAGCAATAGCTTTAGATGACACAACTGAAGACCTTGAGTTGTTGTCGCTTGTAACTTTTATTGAAGAAAGGTATAAAAGATCAAAAGATTGGCGACGGTTTGACGAGGCACGGTGGCTACAATCTTATCGCAATTATAGAGGTTTGTATAGCGCTGATGTACAATTTACGGAAGCAGAACGATCCAGAGTTTTTGTTAAGATTACTAAAACAAAAGTTTTAGCGGCATATGGGCAAATTACGGATGTTTTATTTGCTCGACAAAAATTCCCATTAACAATTGATCCTACTACTTTACCAGAGGGTGTTACGGAAGCAGTTCATTTTGATACAAAGATTCCTCCAGAACAAGCTGAAGAAGAAAAAGAAGAGCTACCAACAAGTCCTTATGGATTTCCGGGGGACGGACAAGATTTAGAAGCTGGAGCTACTCAAACCAGCTTACAAGAAAAAGCTCTTAAACTTGGACCTTTAGAAGATAAACTATCAGAAATTAAAGGATTAACGGAAGGCGAAGGGCTTACACCTTCTGCGGTTACTTTTCATCCTGCTATGGTTGCAGCCAAGAGGATGGAAAAGAAAATTCTAGATCAACTAGAAGAGTCTGGAGCAAGTAAGCATCTACGTTCTTCTACATTTGAATGTACATTATTCGGAACCGGGATTCTAAAAGGTCCATTTGCAGTTGACAAAGAATATGCAAATTGGGATGAATCGGGAACATATGATCCAGTAATTAAAACTGTTCCACAAGTACAGCATGTTTCTTGTTGGGATTTATATCCTGATCCTGACGCAAAGAGTATGGATGATGCTACTTATGTAATTGAGAGGCACAAATTTTCAAGAGCACAGCTAAGAGAATTAAAATCTAGACCTTATTTTAGAAAGGATGTGATTGATCGTTGCATTGATATGGGCGAGATTTATACTAGCGAGTATTGGGAAGATGACTTAAAAGATTATGCGTTGAATGATCACCCAGAACGATATCAAGTATTAGAATACTGGGGAGTAATTGAGGTTGAAATGGCTAAACAGTTTGGTCTAGACCTTCCAAAAGAATTTAAGAATAGTGAGAATATCCAAGTAAACTGTTGGATTTGTAATAACTTTATTCTTCGTTTGGTAGTAAATCCATTTCAACCGGCTCGTATTCCATATTATGCTGTGCCCTATGAACTTAATCCGTATAGTTTCTTTGGTATTGGTTTAGCTGAGAACATGGACGATACGCAGACATTGATGAATGGTTTCATGAGAATGGCTGTAGATAATGCAGTCTTGAGTGGTAATTTATTGATTGAGGTGGATGAAACGAATCTGGTACCGGGGCAAGATTTACAGGTATATCCGGGTAAAGTTTTCCGTCGTCAAGGTGGTGCTCCCGGACAAGCTATTTTTGGTACAAAGTTTCCAAATGTAAGTAACGAAAATATGCAATTATTTGATAAGGCTCGTCAGCTTTCAGATGAAGCTACGGGTCTTCCTAGTTTTGCACATGGTCAAACCGGCGTCACAGGTACTGGCAGAACCGCAGCAGGTATTTCTATGCTTATGGGCGCTGCTACAGGCAGTATTAAAACGGTAGTGAAAAACTTTGACGATTACTTGTTACGTCCGTTAGGTGAGGCATTCTTTAGTTTTAATATGCAATTTGATTTTGATAAAGAGATTAAAGGAGATTTGGAAATTAAGGCAAGAGGAACAGAAAGCTTAATGGCAAATGAAGTACGAAGCCAAAGATTGTTGCAATTTTTGCAAGTAGTTGCAAATCCCACTCTTGCGCCTTTTGCAAAGTTTACTTCTATTATTAGAGAAATTGCCAATTCAATGGGGCTTGATCCTGATAAAGTTTGTAATACTCCTGAAGAAGCTATGCGGCAAGCTAGGATTCTTCAGCAACAGCAACCTCCCCCTCCCCCCGCTGGTCAGCAGCCGCAGTCACAAGCTCCCGGTTTAAGTCCTAATGACTTACAAGGAGGTGGAGGCGGAACAATTGGTGTAGGAGGCGCACCAGTACCGATGGAAGGACAATTTAGTGGAACACAACAACCGCCTACTCAGCAAGCTCAAGCCGCTGGTCAACAACAAGCGCCAGTGGGACGCCTTCAATGATTATCTTGATTGGGTAATTG